GAAGGCACCTGTGTCCATGGACAACACTCTTTCCCTGACGAGAACGGGTTCGTAAGTCATTATGACGTTGAGTTCTCTCATGGCATTGAGCAGGCAGTTCCAGTAAGCGAGATGAAGGTCCTAGAGGAAGGATCTCATAATGAAGAGGCACATGAAGGAATGTATGACGGCGAGCAACTCGCTGAACAATCTCGCCCAACTGGACAACAGAGAGCGGCACTCAGAACAGCAAGACGACAAGCTGCAGCAGATTTAAAAGCAACTGAAGTAGCAGCAGGTGGCGGACAGGCAGGTATAGATAACGCGCTCAAGCAGAGATATGGTGGTAGAATGCCATCAGGAAGACAGCAAGCCAGACATAGTTCACGTAATCTTGCTACTCGTTCTGTTGCTGCAACTGGTAGAGAAAATCTTTACCGTGGTGGCGGTGGCGATGCTGCTGTAAAGGCAGGTCAAACCAAAGACCAAGTAGTCGCTCAGGGAGTTAAAAACTTTAAGGCAAAACAAGCAGCACCAGAACCTGCAAAACCAGTACAACCTGCAAAACCAGTACAACCTGCAAAACCAGTACAACCTGCTAATACTCTAAACAAAGATCGGCAGGCAGTTAATAAAGAATATGACCGTCTAAGAAAGAGTGGTGATATGGCAGCTGCAGCAGCATATGGTAAGAAAATGGCAGCAGCAGGTGCTTCGAAGAGCAACTTTAAGATGCCTGAAGGTGTAGATCTCTTCGACCTCGTTAAGGGGCACCTAATCGACGAGGGAGCGACTGCAGAAGAGGCAATGCAGAAGATGATCGTTATGACCCAAGAAGAGATCCTGACGCTTGCTGAGAACCGTCGTGCTGCCCGTGCTGCTGGTGGTTATAAGGATGACTCTAAGAAGCAAACAGATCCATCTAAGGAAGGATTTACTGGCATCTCTGGTAGCATCAAAGATATCATGAGACAGAACAAAGAGATCGAAGCACGCAATAAGAAGAAGTAATATAAAATTACATAATTCTTCAGGGGGTTGACAAACCCCCTTTTTTTGTCTAGACTAGGTTTGTCAGGGTTAAAGATAAATAATAGCTCATAAGATTATATAATATGAGTTATGAAAATCCTTGGTTATACATGGAACGAACTTTTGATAGTGACTCTATTGGGGACTACTTTGGGTTTGTTTATTGTATTACCAATAAGTCGAACCAACGACAGTACATTGGGAGAAAATATTTTTGGTCATTTCGAAAACCTCCTGGAAAGAAAAGAAAAGTCAAACAAGAGAGTGATTGGAAGCGGTATTACGGATCTTGTCCAGAATTAAAAGAAGATATTAAAAAGTATGGCAAAGAGATCTTCAGTAGAGAAATACTGAGTCTTCATACTACAAAAGGTATATGTAATTATGAAGAAACGAAACAACTGTTTCTAAATAATGTGTTGTCAGAGTCTCTTGACGACGGTTCGCCAGCGTACTATAATAGTAACATTCTAGGACGCTATATGCGAAAGGACTATGGAAACTTTGGAGAAAACTCTTCGACTGACGCATGATTGGGCAGTCGATAGAATGCATTACCTTTGTTCTGGTGATACCTTCGATCTTGAAGGTATAGACAATGCTTGTGCCATTCAAAAAGAATTCTCCGAGTGGTTAAGCCCAGAAAAGGATGATCAAGAGGTCATTTCTCTGGAATACATAGGAGATCAGGAAGATGAAGGAAACGTTCAAATCTACGAACTTTAATAAAAAGGTTCTAGAAAGAGTTAGAGAGTTAACAAATCAAGGTAAACATATAGAAGCAAGCGCACTGTTTAACAAAATTTTTCCAGATTTTGCTAAATAAAGCTGCCTATTGTTTTTCATAAATGCCAGAAGAAGTAAAGAAAGAGGAACCTAAAAAGAAAGGTCCTCTTGGCAAACTCAAAGAAAAAGTTGATGATGCCGATGAGCAACTTGCCATTCTTTCTACTTTTGTGCGCTTGGGAATCTTAGTATGGTCTGGTGGAATTTTAACTCTCGCGTACATTAAATTACCCCCTGCACTGGGAATCCCTGAACAGAAACTCGATCCAACTTTCATAGCCTCCGTGTTTACTGGGGTTTTAGCTACTTTCGGTGTTCAGACTGCAAAGAAAAATGGCGACAAAAATGGAAGTAGCGGCGGCGGAGGAATCTCCAAAGCAGATATAGAAAGATTGATTGAGAAAGCATCACAAACTGCTCCTTCTCAAACAATTAGAATCGAGCAAGGACCTGTTCAATTAACACAGGCACCTCCAAAATCCGATGACACTTACAAGATGTAATTATGCAAACACTAATTAATGTACTCGCACTGTCGTCTTTTGCTGTATCTGCTGCCCTTGTTGGTGGTGGTACTTATGTGTATCTTAATAAAGATGCTATGATCGAAGACGCTAAAGAAAAAGTTGCCGCTGCTGCTACTGAAGCAATTGCAGGTGCTTTACCAGGAATGCTAGACTCTGCTATGCCTTCGATGCCAAAAGCAACGGGTGGTGCTATTCCTATGGGAGAATCTGGACCTTCAATTCCTAAGTTACCATGAGTTTCAATGCTGCTCCAAAAAAACCTTTTAAATGGATTGTGCTGACGATCGGCACTTTATTTGGAGTAGCACATATTGGTATTCTCGGTCATGTCTTGAATGCCAAAAAATTTCCTATCATTAATCTTCCTGTAGGCGACTATACATCTTATACTGTAGTAGCAGATGAGAATGGATATCGAATTCAATACAATGCTAATGATCCTAAAGTGTTAGGTGTTCGTAAGCATGTTGATAAGAACAATGGGTTCTTTGGTATTGGAGGTGATTCAAAAGTTAGAACAGAAGAAGAATATACAATGGATGGTGCCCGCCATATGGGTGGAGGTGCTGAGGGAAAGTTGACTGCTCAACAACTAGAATGCGTCAAAGCGGAAGGCGCTGGAGAATCGACAGGAAGAATGGTCGGTGCTAGTGTCGGAGCAGGAATTGCACCCGTGTTTACAAGTATTCCTTATGTTGGTTGGTTGATCTCTGGATGGGCAGTCATGCTCGGACAAGATACTGGTGCTGACATCGGGGGAGATATTGCAACAATGATGGAAGATTGTGATGAAATTTGACTTAACGATGGAGGATTTTACAATCATCCATAATGCGCTTCATTACTACAAAAAAACTGAGAAAAAAGGCAACTTTCAGCAGTATGATGAGGATCGTATTAATGCACTTAGGGACAAGTTAGCATATCAACTTATTCCATCAGAAGATAGTAATAGGGGAATATAGATAGTTACATATGCCTGTTTGCATATGGAAAAGTTAAACACATTCGTTTTAGGAATCACGATTTCGATCATTGATTACCTGTATCGAGGAAGATTCTTTCAAAGATTTTGGGTGCTTGAGGAGATTGCTCGGGCACCTTATTTTGCGTTTTTGAGTGTTTTACATTTCAGAGAAAGTATGGGATTGCGCGGTCCAGAGCATCTCTATTTGATGAAAGAACACTTTAATCAATCAGTCAACGAAACAGAACATCTTGAATATATGGAAAGTATGGGCGGTAATCATTATTGGATTGATCGCTTTGTTGCCAGACATCTCGTACTTATCTACTATTGGATTAACGTGGTTTATTATTGGTTATTTCCTATGTCTGCTTACCATTTAAGTCTGGAAATAGAAGAACATGCTGCACAAACGTACAGTAATTATCTAATGCATATTGATAGAAAAAATAAACGTATCTACGAAATTATGGAAGATGAAATTCACCATGTTGAAGAACTTAGATCTGCGATGAAATTGATAAGATGAATTTATTTTTAAGACCTCTTGCTGATGTTAATGATGTAACTTGGAGTATCATCATTTCTCTAATAATACTTCTTGCTGGAGTTGGTTATTACATATATACAATTATGAACCTGGCATTCAAGGAGATGGAGGAGGATGAGTGACCTGACAATGAAAGACTCTGAACAGGATAAACAACTATCCGTTTTAGAGTATCAAGTTAGTAACTTAGAAAGACGTATTGAAATGGTGCATCAACGTATTGGTGACACTAATGATGAACTTGAGGCATTGCGTCTAAGAACTCGTAAAAATGAAATGTGGATTGCAGGTGCTGGTGCAGTAATTGCAGCAGCAACATTCATTATAGGTATAGCAGTATCAGCAGATTCAAAGGAGATCAATTATGGGAGCGATGACACCACCAAGCAGGAAATCGTGCTACAACTTCAGGGTAGTTGAGATAAACCGTGTTGTTGACGGCGATACTATTGATGTTACCATTGATCTTGGGTTTGATTTATTCAAGAAAGAAAGAGTTAGAGTTGCAGGAGTTGATACGCCAGAAAAAAGAACCCGTGATCTTCAAGAAAAGGAGTTAGGAATCGATGCAACGAACTGGCTCAAAGCAAAATTGGAGGGAGCGTTGGATGGTGACGATGATCTTGTTATCCGTACTGAACTTGTTGGGGGTGTTGGGAAATATGGGCGTCTTCTTGGGTGGCTTTACCTTGGGGATGCACCAGTGTCACTCAATGAACAAATGATTGAAGAAGGTTACGCTTGGGAATATGATGGCGGAACCAAACAAAAGAATTTTGAAGAACTTAAAGAAATTCGCCGCGCACATGGAACACTAGTTGATTAATTATTGAGGTAATTTATGACTGCTAATTTGAGAAATAAGAAAAAGAGAAGAGTCAAAAAACAATATGTTTATACTGAATCTAATGACAAATTCTTTTTATACATTGCATTCCATGCTGCATGGTCTGCAGTAATGAACTTTTTTATTGATGATTGATGCCTGAAATTCCTAATATCGGTATTAGGCGTATTGATGTTCCCAATATTCCTAACCTCTACAGAGAACCACCATTATCGATTCCTCCATACGTTCCAGTTACTCAACTTGTAGGTACTCCTATAGTTGATATGCCTGGATGTGTTGAGTATCATCCTGATGGTGGTCCTCAGTTGGCGAAGGATGATCCTGAAGGTGCAAGAGTTCAATGCGATGCAACAGTTCCATCATATAATCCAATAAATTATGAACCTGAGCAGATGGTCATTACTCGACCAGCAGAGACTCCAAAGGTTCCTACACCAGAAACTCCAGACCTACCAGAAGCACCAAAAATTCCTAAGGAAGCATCTACAGCAGGATTGGATTGTCCTACAGAAGCACAGCAACTAAAAAAACCCGTAGGCAGTTTGACTGATGACGGGAAACAAAGAATTATTGAATATCGATTAGTTGGAAAGGAATGTATTCCTGTTACTGAAAAAATAAGTATTCCAACTCAAATTATTGAGAGTATTCCTTCTGCTGGTGCAATAACAACTACTGCATCAATTGCTGTCGTTGCCACTAGTTCTGCTTTACTTGCAAAACCTCTTGCAGATCTTTTATTGAAGGTTATAAAACCTGTAGTTAAAAAAGTTATGAAAAAGATTACTAAACTCAGGGGGAAAAAGGTTGTTTTTGAGAGCGTAAAGGAGCGCCAAGATCAGCAGCGGATTCGCTCACACGCGATTCGGAAGTTGAAGGGGAAGGAATAGTATGACGATGCGGTTTGATATAAGTTACATTATCAACTACTACGTCTGCACATACTGAATAGTATGGACTTCTAGGATGAAAGCGAATTCCTTGTTTTAACAATTCACCACAATTTTTGAGTCTGGCGATCTCAAAATCTAATCTTTTATTAGCAGTCAGTTGTTGTTGCAATGCAATCTGAGTTGCTGCTGCTTCTTTACATTGATCTTGTAGTTTTTTATCTAAAGGTCTACTCCAAGTTATAGAGAAACCTGCAGATATGTTGCTATTATTTTTTTGTCCAGTTCTGGTTGGTACATGATATAAAATATCTCCTGGATTATCTGGTGCTCCATCTCCCGTTGGATTTCCGTTAGCGTCAAAATCTCCAGTTAAGTCTCTCATATCATATACGGGGTCCATATAGAGTGGTTCATATGGATGTTGTTGAGAAAGAGATCCTGTAACGAATGGGGTAAAATTCATAGTAGGACCTTGACACTGAATTCCTCCCCCATAAGTATTAGTGATATATGGGCCTTGTAAAACCTGGATTGCCTGATTGGTCACCGAGCCAGAACTATTAGCGATTGGTGATGCTGTTGCAGATACTCCCCCAACTCCTTCCGCCTTAACGGGTGCTGCAAATAGTAAGGCAATTATTGCTGGAAGATACTTGTAGTGTCTGTTACGCTGGTAACCTCGGTTACCCTTTGGATAATTGTATGATTTTGTAAACCAGGGCCACTTACTGTTTCTGTGAACTGAAACGCTGCTCCTGGTATTGATTGTTTGAATGTCGGGGTCGATGTTACTCCTTGCCATGATGAATTCACTCCATTAATAGTTATATTTGTGTTTGCTGTTGAGGGACTTAAGGTTCCACTAACAGGTTCAACACCACTACCAGTTACTGAATATTGATATCCAGTACTATAATCCATTGAATTTATGGTTTCTGTTACTTTACTGGTTGTTTCCGTATGGCTCGTCATCGAGCCCTGAGTGAAGTTTGGCACTACGGGAACGCTGTATGCGGGTTGTACCAAACCATGTATTACACCAAGAATCAACCCTAAACCGATTGCTTCTTGTAATCTAGTCATTGGTATTTAACCTCAATCAATAACGGTAATTTCAGTTACGAACTGAGCAGTTACACTAGTACCAGCACCTTGAGTAGTACCAGTGACTGTAAGACCATGATCAAGACCAATGGTGCCAGGTGCAGCTGAACCACCACTATAATCACCAGCAGTTCCTGCTGTGTATACAGTGCTTACAGTTCCAGTTCCATTGGAAGCATCACCTGCAGTAAAAGAATTACTATAGGAGAATGCCTCACCAGCAGTTGTTTGATATGCAGTTGAGAATGAACCTGCTGCTGCACCATTTGTAAGAGTGCCAAGACCACCAACAACTAAGTCTGCGGAAGAAAGGG